ACTTCTTGAGAAACAGCAGTACCAACTTCCCAAGAATACTCAGGGTCTTCTGGTTGGCATAGATGTCCAACACCAAGAGTTTTATAGCCTAAACTATCCATGTATATTTCTAACACTTCACCTTCGTGTCTTTTTATTTCAGCTTTACATTGTTCTATGTTCATAATTAATCCTTTTGAATATAATATTTATTGTTTTGTAATTTAGTTAAAAATTCATCTTTAACTGGTACACTATCTCTAAGTAATATAAAGTTTGGAACTTTATCTGGGTTTCTAAAATTAGGAGTTGTTTTAACTACGTCTACTTTTTGTCTTCTTAAAAAATCATCAACAGCAGGAGTAATACCTGTTATATAATTATCTTTATTTAACATATCATCTTTAAACTGTTGTAGCTGTTTAGACTTACTTATCTCTCCTTGTTGTAGTAATCCTGTTTTCTTTGTTGTTTTAAAATCTTTTATTTCTTTATCTAAAGCTTTTAATAAAGACTTGTTAGGTTTATCAGCATTTAAAACTTTATTTTTAGAAATACTTAACAAGTTTTTAAAAGAAGAAATATCTGATACATCTAATCCATATACAGAACCTTTCTCACCTGTAAATTTTACTACATTGTCTATACTAGGATTAGTAAACACTCCTCTTTGTAGTGCTGGATTAGGTGTTTTAGTTCTTCTATATGAAGGTATTATTTCTTTTAAACCTCTTTCACCTGAACCATGATAAAGTATTTTAGGGACAGCTCGTTTTTCTAAAACTTCTTCTCGTACTTCTTTAACTACTTTACCACCTTTTAATATTCCTACACCACCTAATAATTCTACAATAGGTGCTACCATTCTAAGTCCCGGTTCATTCCTAATTTCTTCAGGTATTTCTATTTCTTCGGTGCTACCATCTTCATAAGTTCTTACTGACTTATTACCTACCTTTTGTATATCTACAATAGAGCCTCTATTAAATCCAAGTCTAGCCATCTGGTCAGAGTAAGGTGCTCCTGTAAAAGGGTCTACTCTATCTGCTGGGTTTTCTTTAGTGTCAGAAACTTCTGGTCCTGATACTAAGCCTCCTTCAACTTTTTGTTGCCTTGTAAATCTTTCAGGTCTTTTTAAAATACTTATAACTTCTTTTTCTTCTTCATTTAAATCATCTTCATATTGTAATAAAGGTAAAATACTTAATTGATTATATAATTTTTTATAGCTTCTTTTAAATTGTTGAAAACTCATACCACTATAATCAGATGCATTATATAAAGCTATTATTTGTCTATCAGTTAAACGAATAGGTTGAAAAGTATTATCATAAGATGACAATCCTTTTTTTTCTACAGAACCTAAACCCGTACCATCTATACTTTTAATAGAGTTTTTAATATCTTTATTACTAACTCCTAAAGTTCTTGCTCCTTTTATAGCTCTATTTAAAGTTACATAGTCTCTATAATATGCTCTGTTAGCTCGTAAATAATTTTCTAATGCATCATCTATTGTTTCAACTTTTGATATATTTAATAAATCTTGAGTAGCTTCGTAGCTTGTATTAAATTCTTTTATTTTGTAAAATAAATTTCTTTTTATATTATCAGTATTAACAGAAGTATAATTTAATCCTGTTAATTTACCTATAAATTCTTCTGCTGCTTCTTCTCCAGATAGTTCTCCTTCTTTTAATTCCCTAGTATATTTAGCTCCTTCTTTTAAAAATCTTGGTATTAAAACTTCTCCCACATATTTAATTTTTGCAAATGTATTATCTACAAGACTTTGATTTGGATTAGTTCCGGGAATATCATTTCCATTTTCATCTTGACCTATAAATGCTCTTGCCAATCTGTCAGTAAATAAAGGCTGGTCAATAAAAGGTTGTACAAATGTTTTTAAAGATTCAAAAGTTGCATTAGCTATTTTATCTGAAACACTATCAAGAGATGATTCTGGGTCAAATATTTCATCCATAAAAGAATTATATACATTTAAAACCGGAGCATTAGGGTCAGAAAAACTTAAATCTACAAATGCAATATTACCAAACTTATCTCGTTTATATCCTATAGTTCCGTTTTTTGACCAATAAGGTAAAGCAACATCTCTTATAGCTTGTTCTTCTTCATCACTAACTCCAAAAGCATATTTAGTATATCTATTAATACCTTCACTACCTAAATAACCAACAGCCATTTGACTAGCTAATCTTTGATAACCTCTTTCAATTAATTCTGGATTACCTGACCTAATTTCTTCCATACCTCTAATTAAAGTATGATAATTATTTCTCCATCTTTCTGCAAAGAAAGAATAAAAATTACCAAATATAGGTATTTTTCTTAACTCTCTAGCACCTAAAGGAACTAAATTATAAGTAGGAAAAGTATTTCTAATAATAGTAGCTGCTTCTTTTTCTAATTCATCTATACTTCTATTAGGGAATGCTTTTTTAAGAACATTTAATTCTTTTTGAAAAGATGCTATTCTCCATATATCATCTTCTGCAACATAAGTTTTATTAAAAGTATCTGTTACTTTATTAAATAATTTTTTACTTTTATCTCCAAAAATTTCAACAAATCCTCTATCTAACTTTTTTACCCAGTTAGCATCTGTTAAGTTTTCATTTATTAATTTTTTAAATTCACCTACTCTAACATTTTGATTTACAATACCTAAATTTTGATATTTAATATATAAATCTTCTAAAGCTTTATCTTTATTAGGGGTTCTAGCATATAATTCATTTGTTAAAGTTTTAAAAGAATCTCTAGTTTCTTTACTAAAAGGATTTAATCCATTTTGTGCCATAATAATACCACCACCAATAGTATTACGAGCATGAGTTGTAATACTATAAACAGTTGCTACAGCTTGTCCTACTCCTTTAAAAGCTAAAAGAGGAGATAATAATCTTTCAAAAGTTCCTGTAGAAGTTTGCTCAAAAAATTTAGCTATTTCTTCTGTAGTTCTCATGCCATTCAAAGAACCAAATTGTTGTCCATTTATAGTAGCAGCAACTCTTGTTCTTGTATCTGGAGTTACTCCTTCTTTATAAAACCATTTATTATTTCCTTTAGTAGCTAAATCATCATACATTTTTAAATCAGATAAATACTTACCAAGAGTTTCTATAGTAGTAAAAACAGTCTTACCTATATCTTGAGTTTTTCTTTCGCCAAAAAACTTTCTTAAAGGTTCATCTATTTCTTTTCTAGTTTGAAATAAAATGTCTGCTTTTTTAAATCCATAAACTTTATCTAAATAAAAGTCTATATTTTTTGAATCACCTAATAAACCATCTATAATTTCTCTAGCTTCTATACGAGCATTATCTAAAGTTAATTTTGCAGTATCATCAAAGAGTGAAGCTTGAACAGATTTACTAGCTAACTTTTCAGCTATACTTTCTACAGCCCCATCTATAACATCTTTACTAGGTTTGTAACTAGGGTTTTCAAAATACTCATAACTTTTTCTTAAATATTTACCTATGTTACTTCTTATAACAAATTTTAAATCTTCAGGTATATTTTTTTGTTCTAATAATAATCTACTTAAATCATCAATAGTATCTCTAGTTCTTACAGCTACATCTTGTAAACCTTTAGGTAACTGATTTAAAGGTATTTCATTAGATAAATAATCTTCTAACATTTTAGTAACTTGAGGAGCATTAAATTCACCTTCTTTAACAAGTTGTTTAGATTGATAGGTTAAATCATCTAACAAATTTTTTGCTTGTTTTTCAAATCCGGCTTTAGCTAATTCACCATCTAAAATAATATTATGCATTTCTGAACTATAATATCCTCTAGTAGTAAAAAATTTTCTTCTATACTTTCTAATAAAATTTAAAGCATTTGTAGTATTTTCTTTAATTCTACCTCCTTCACTTGGGATAGGAACAAAAACATCATCATCTAATCTATCTTCAATTTTACTAGGAGTAAAAGGTTTTACTTTTTCTTTTAATGGGGCTAACATTTTTTTAAATGTTTCTTGTATTTGAGGATTACTTTTTATTCTTTTTAATACATTACTTAATCCATCTTTAGTAAGTGATACAGTTTTAAAAGCTCCTCCTACTATTCCAGTAAAAACTCCACCATCTAATAATAAAGTTAATCTTCTCTGAGCAGCACTACTATCCTCATCAGCATCTAAATACTCAAAAAAATCTCCAATAAAATTATCATCAAGTTCATTAGTTTCTAATTTTTCATTTATATAATTAGCAACAATAAACATTTCAGGGTCATCAGCAAAAACAAGTTGTGAGGATGCTTCAGCAGCAACTAAATCTTTAGCTAATTTAATTTTTTTACTTCGTAAAACTTTTTTCTTGTCTACTTTTTTGCTAGTTTGTTTTACTACATCATCAACATTAGAGCCCATGAGTTTTCTAAATTTACCCATACCGACAACAAAAGGTACAACATCTGTTGAAAGTTTACCTATAATTCCTTCAGGTTCTTGAATAGTATCTCCATCATAAATATCATCACCTATTATTGGTCTTAATACAGTAGCAACACCCTTATCTATATTATCGTTTCTATTTTTATTAATTTGTTTAACTAATTCATCATAGGACATATTTTTATCTTGAGCTATTTTTTCTAAAACTTCTTTTTGTCCAAATGTATTTAAACCAGAACTTACATCTCCTAATAACTTAGTGCTACCTGTAACTAATTCATTTATAATACCACCCATAGTTCTTCTATAATTTTTAAAAGGTAAATTATTACCTACCCAATCTTTATAAGTTGGTTGAAATTGTTTTTTATAAAAGTCAGGGTCTGCTTCTAATTGGTCAGGTGGTCGTTTAGGAGATTTAATATTTTGTATGTCATCACTTAAAGGTTTTACAGAATCTTTTGTAGCTATATCTACAAACTCTGCAAATCCAAATTCTTTTTGATAAGAAGGTGTAGTATTGTAAAGTCTTCTTAGTTCTTCTAAATCGTTTACATTACCTATTTTATTCTCATACTTATATTGTTCGTATAATGAAGGCATTTTAATTTATTTTATTTACTTTTTTAATCCTAACGGGTCATCTTCAATAGCTTGTTCAGAAAATATTTTAGCTAATTTAAATTGTTGTCTAATAAATTCTTCTGTTTGTAACTCTCTAAATAAAGATAATGAATCTCCTAAAACTTCTTCATTAGAATTTATGTCTTGTAAACTTAATCCTGCAATATTTTCTTGTATATTAGTAGGTAATCTATCTATATCTAACATATTAATCATAGTGTCATTTGCACTTAAATCACCAGAATCTAATTTTTCATATACTCTCGCCATTCTACTTGTCATAATTTCAGCTTGAACTGTTGCCATACTAACATCACCTACAGCTTTTCTTCTAACTTCCTCGACATAATCTTGTAAAAATTCTTCTCTTTGTTTTTCTAATTCTTTAACATCTATACCTTTATCTTTTCCATTGTTAATTGCTACTTGTAAATCAAATATAGAATTAGCTTTATCAATAGTATCTTGAGTTAAATCTTCAATACCTAATACTTTTCTTTTAGCTGATTGTAATCCCCTATTCCAAGTATTCCATTCTAATGATGTTTTATCTTCAGGCTCTGGTTTTAATTCTTTATAAGTTTCTTCAGTATCTTTAAGTTTTAATAAATTAAGTTTAGAATTAAATCCTTCTTGATATGAAGCTATTGCTTCTGTAGCAGCTTCGTATGTCATACCACCAGCAATCCATTCTTCTCTAACTCCTCTTCTTAATCTTAAACTATCTTCACCAGCTTCAGCTAAACCACTTTGATTTAATAATGTGCTTAAATCTGCATTACTAATTTTTAATGTACCTACTTCACCTCTTTGTTTAGTAATACGAGCTATTTCATCTTGAGTAAATCCTTTTATTCTAGTTTGATTTGCTTCTCTTTGTAGTTTTAATTTTTCAACTTTATTAGCGTATTCTTCTTTATCTTTACCTACTCCTATTTTACTAAATGCTTTATGCACTAAACTTACGTTAGCTGGTGCAGCAATTTGTTCTTGTTGTGCTCTATAATAATCCATATAAGGTTTTGTAAATTCTTCTTTAGTAGTAATAGATTTATCTAATTTATTATATGTTTGCATAAACTCATCATTTTGTTTGTTTGCATAATCTGTCATCCAATCAATCTTATACTTTGCAATATCTCCACCTTGTAGACTCATTAATTCTTTTTCTTGACTATGTGCATCATCAAAAGCTTTTTCAGCATCAGCTCTATAATAGTTTAAAGCCCCATTTTTTTGAATATTTTCATATTGATTTGATAAATTAACTCTTTTAGTCCATTGATTATTTAACTTAGCAACCTCTAAAGTTTTTTGTCTTTCAAGTTCTTCTAATTGTTTTCTAACTTTACTTTGCATAGAAGCTTCTTTAGCATCAAAAAATAAAGATGCTATTAAAACATTTCTAGCTCTATTATCTTTTTTATCTCTACCAGATAAATAAGCTCCAATAAGCTCACCTGTTTGTGAACCTGGATTTTTATCTAATAAACTTTTTAAAAAATCTGACATCTTACTCCTCTCTTGCTAATAAACTATTACTTTTTTCTTTTTTTACTTTATCTAATAAACTTTGTGGTATTTCAGTTTCTTCAATAACTTCTCTAATTTCTGCAGGAACTGACTGTGGATTAACTCTATTAGCAGCTTGTTTTCTAATATTATCTAATTCATTTATACCACCCTGTAAAGTTTCTAATTGTTTTTCTGGTGACATTTCTTTAACTGCTACATCATCTCCTGAATCTAAAACATAATCTATTTCTGCTTTTTCAGCTAAAGCCATAATCATATACATAGTTGGTTCCATCATTAATGTCATTAAATCTGGATTCCATTTACCTTCTAAGAATCCTGAATAAAGAACACTAGAAGCAATATCAATAACACCTACACCATTACTTAATGATAATAACATATTAGTAACTGTTTCTGGTACTGTAAGTTGTTCAAAGATATACATCATAGTTTCTCTAGGGTTAGTGTACTCTGCAGGTTTTTCCCAGTTATAAGGTTGGTCTGGTGCGTTAGTTAAACTTTGTCCCGGAATAGCTCTGCCTTTTTCAAAACTATCGGATATAAATTTTGTTGCTTTTTCTGATATTGCCATAATATTATCCTATGAATATGATTGTGCTTGTCCTATTAAAAATTGTGGAGATAAAGTTCCAACTAGCATACTGTTATTTAAATTTTGAAAAGTAAAACCTTGATAATCTGGTATTTGATTTTGAACTTCTGCTAAGTATGCGTTTTGTGAAGCTACCATATCTGGTTGTGGAGCTACACCACTACTAATAAATTGTTCCTCTGATTCTCCTTGTATTGCACTAAGTGCTAATGAAGCACCAGTACTTCTAGCAGTATCAGCAATAAAGTTATCTCCTAAAAATTCATTAGTTTTTTGCATAGGATTCTGTGTAAACTCTTTTATACCTTCACCTAAATTTACAATATTTTGTCTAACTTCTTGACCTAACGTTGGTCCTTTAGCTGCAGCAGAAGCTACTTTTGATGCAATATCTCCTCCTAAAGATGCATCTCCTTTTAAACCTACTCCACCTTCAAAATCTATAAGTAAATCATCTACATTTACAAGTTTTTCTATAGCTCCTGATACAGTATTATCTACAACTGCTACATTTGCTGCATCTGTTGCTCCTTTAGTAAAAAATCCTTTTATACCATTAAAAGTTCTACTAACAAGAGGTCCTAATAAAAGACTTAATCCTATGCCTCCTATGATTTTACCAAATTTACCACCAAAAAGTTTATTAACTTTCTTTTTTATTTTTCTTCCTATTTTTCTTAAAAATCCCATAATTTTATCCTAGTCCTGCTGTGTATGAATTACGTAATGATTCAACAAGTAGTGTTAAATAATCATCATATCTTTCACCAGCTTTACCTTCATTAGCAATAGCTGTTGCAAGTATTTGAGCATTTCTGTTTTCTTCATTTTCAAAAGCTCTGAAATCAAAATCAGCTTGGTCTCTTAATTCTTGCCATAAAAATGCTTGATTCTGACTACTCATATTAAATGCATTCATTGCGTTTTGCATATTAATTTGATTTTGAGCAGCAGTATTAACTGTATTAGCTTGTCTTCTCCATTGTACATTAGAAGCTTCAACTGCTGCAGCATTCTGTGCATTCCAATTATTTCTTGCAAAATCTTGTTGACTATTAAATTGGTCTATTTGAGTTACAAGCTGTGCATTAAATTTTTCAACATCTGCTTCTCTACCAGCTCTTCTAGCTTCGGCTGCATTAGTTTGACTAGCATTAAACTGTTCCATTGCATTATTTTGAGAAGCATTATACTGTTCCATTTGTGCACCAAGACTCATCATAAACTGGTCTCGTTGTTGCTCATTAGCAGCACCAAATTGTCGTGCAGCATTTTCTGCAGCTTGATTAGATAACAATCTTTGTTGCTCCTGTTGAGCTTCCATCATACGAGCTTGTTGTTCATTATTTAAATTACTCATATCCATTTGTAAAAATGCTTGTGCATTTTGTGCAGCTATTTTAGTTCTTTGGTCAACATTTGCTAAATCTAAAGAAGCTTGAGCTGTAGCCTGTTGCATAATAGCTTGTTGATTAGCATTCATGTTTGTTATAGCTACTGTTTGCATAAACTTACTATCAGCTAATACTCTTTGTTGGTCAGCATTAAAGTTTGCCATATTCATGTTAGCATTTTGCGTTGCATTAAATATAGCTGATTGTTGGTCAACATTAAGTTGAGCTATTCCCATTGACTCTGCAATTTTTGCTTGTAACAAATTAGTTTGCATATTTTTGTTTAAGTTTGATAGCTCTGTTTGTTGTTCATTACTTAAACTTTGTGCATCTGCTTGGTTCATTGCAGATAAATTAGCCAATCTCATTTGTTGGTCATTACTTAAATTAGCAAGTTCCATCTGTTGTTTAAACCCTGCATTTTTAGCAAGAAAATCAGCAGCAGTTTGCATCTCTAATATTCTTCTTTGATTCTCTGCAGATTGGTCTGCACCAGCTCTAGCAGCATCTATTTGAAGCTCTGCCATGTTTATCTGTTGCTCATTACCAAGATTTTGCATATTTGCTTGTTGTCTATTTTGAGCATTAAGAACAGCAGCTTGTTGTGAATTTTGTAAATTAGCCATTCTTGTTTGCTGTTGTTGTTGTGCAGAAGTCATAACAGCTTGTTGAGCAAACTCACTCTGTAAAACTTTCATCTGTTGAGACATCTGAGCTGTTTGACTTGCAGCAGTTTGTCTGTTAGATAAGTTTTGCATTCTTAATTGTTGTTCTTGAGTAGCTTGTTGTAAGTTAGCTTGTTGTTGATTATTTAAATTTTGTGCTGCTCTAGCTTGTAAAGCTGTTGCATTACTTGATGCAATAGGTAAAGCACTTTGTACAATAGCATTAAATAAAGAGTCTCTAGCTACAGTTGAAGCAGATAATCCTCTAGCAGCTAAACCTTGATTAACAGCAGCTACTGCAGGTTTTGCCCATGCTGGGATATTACCATCTTCCATACCACCTAATAGTGCTTCCATTTGTGATGATACTAAAGCTTCTTGAGGTAAAGCAGCTACAGCAGCTTGTACTTCTACAGGTTGTGTGTCTACTTGAGCTTCAACAGTTGCAGGGTCTTCTACAATAGCAGCAGCTATGTCTTCTGGAATCTGTGCAGTTGCAGCTATCATTTCTGCAGCAGCACCTTTAGCAGCAGTTCCTTTTACTGCTCTTTGTTCTTTAGCTTTATAACCAACAGAATCAGTAATAAGTTGAGCAACACCATCTGATGCTGGTTCGCCTGTAATAGCTTCTCTTGTCTTTGTTTCTGCATCAGGTGTTGCTGACACATTAACTTGAGCAGCAGTAACACCACCTACTTCAACAAAAGCTCCTGAAGATAAAACACCATCTACATCTTCAGCTTTTGCACCTTCTGCAACTTTTTGAGTAATTTCAGCAAAGTCTAATGGGTCTGTTATGTTTTTAAGTTCTTCTACTTTAGCAAGAGATTCATCTGATAAAGTTCCTATAGCCTCTTTTATTTCAGGGTCTTCTGTTATTTTATCTGCTCTAAATGATGCAGCTTCTCTTTCTGCTGGAGTTTTTGCTTCTGTTACTTCTCCTTCTGTTACTGTTTCAGGTGTAACCTGCTCTGCTGTTGTACCTGTGACTGTAGTAGGCTCTGCCATTGTTGTAGTGCCTTGTTTAATGTTTTCATCTATTTGTTCAGCATCAGGAATAACAGCAGCTTCTGGAACTTGTCCTGCTGCTCTAGCTTCAGTTTCAGCTTCTGTTCTAGCTATTCTTTCTCTTCTAGCCTCTGAGGCTATTGTACCTCTTCCAGCATTAAAAGCTTGACCTTGACCTTGGACAGGAGGTATTTTAGGTGGGTCTTTATCACCATTATCATCTTTAGGTGGGTCTTTATCACCATTATCATCTTTAGGTGGGTCAAAAGGTACACCCGGTCCTACTGGACCACCGGTTACTGGTGGGTCTGGGTCAGGAGTAGTAATAGGTTTTTTAGGTTTTCCTTGAATACCACCAACTTGAGCTTTTACTCGCCCACCAATACGCATGTCTACCCTACCATCAGTAGTGTATGTTGGTCTATATTTTTTAGTTCTTTTCTTATTTGCCATTATTTTACCTCAAAGAGTCTGTCAACCTTTTCATGTAGTTTTTCTAATCTATCCATTAAGATATTCATTCCTTCTTTTACTTCTTGTTTGGTGACATAGTCTTTTGCAATCTCTTCTCGAGTCTTATTTAAAAGTATGTCTATTCTTTTTGCTTCGGCTTCGTTTCTACGAATACCGTAAAGTATGGGGGCTAACACCAAAGTTATAAAGATGTTCCAAAATAAATAAGGTGTTAGTTCCATATTAGCTAGGTATGCTAAATGCTTGGTCAGGTGTAGGGTTTACTACTGGATTAGTAATAACACTATCTACTTGACTAGCAAATACTGTGTCCCAATGTGATACTGGACATAATGCCACTAAGTCAGCTTTACTAAAGCTATCTTTATCTTGTAATGTAAATACATCATTGCCATCAATATCTTTTTGGTCTACAGATACACTAAATACACTTTTGTAATATGTAGCATCGCCTTCACTATCATTTTCATAAGTATACTCTAAGTCCCATTTTTCTACTTTACTAGAGCTATTTTCATATGGGACTGCTTTAGTTAAGTCTTTACTTACTGCCATTTTATTCCTCCTTTAGAATTTTAATTTCAGTTTTTAATTCATCTACTTGTGTAGAAAGTTCTTGAATTGATTTTACTAACATAGGTATAAACTTTTCATAGGTTAATCCATATTGATTACCATCTCCTGTTAATGTAGTTGTAAGGTTTGTCTTATCAGCTATATTATAACCATACTCTGATTCAAGTTTTTCAACATCTTGAGCAAGAAATCCTACATCTAACCAATCTTCTTTATGTGTTCCATCTGGTTCAATATCTACAAAATCTTCACCTTTTTCAACATATAAACTTCTTTTATCCCATTTATATGTTACAGGTTCTAATTTATTTACAAAGTCTAATCCCATTTTTATAGGTTCTACATCTGTTTTATCTCTTTTGTCTGATGCTACTGTGAAACTTACTTGTATATGTGCAGCTGTAATATTTTCATCACCTAAACATATAATATTATTTTCACCAGTTAATCCTCCAGTAGGAGAACCTGTAGTACCTGAATCTTTACCAATACAAATATTACCACTTCCACTAGTTATTTCAGAACCTGCAGAAGCACCTATGTGTGTATTACTATCTCCTGTGGTTACAGAATCACCTGCATCATCTCCAACTAAAGTGTTAAGAACACCTGTTGTCACAGACGTTCCTGCAAGTGTACCAACTGCTGTATTACTGCCGCCAGTTGTACATGCACTTAAAGATAAAACACCAACAGCTGTGTTACTGCCCGCAGTAGTATTAGCATCTAAAGCTGCATATCCAACTGCAACATTATTAGAGCCTGTAGTATTAAGTAACAAAGCATTACTACCTAAACCTGTGTTATTTGCACCAGTAGTATTCGCACCTAAAGCTGAAGAACCAAAACCTGAGTTATGATTAGCTGTTGTATTAGCTGCTAAAGCTTGGAAACCAAAAGCATTATTTGCTGAACCAGTAGTATTTTCAGTCAAGGCTTGATACCCAAGTGCGTTATTGTTATTAGCTGTGGTATTAGCATCTAAGGCATCGTGACCAATTGCAACATTATGAGTACCAGTAGTGTTTGCAGCTAAAGCATCTCTACCTACTGCTGTGTTACCTGCACCAG